AACTACCTTCAGAACTTTACCACCTATGCGCTCGTTCCCGAGCCCTACAGCCTGACCGTGACCAGCACGACGCTGGTCGGCGCCATGTCGGTTCCCTGGCAAGCGATCCGCCCGGTGCTCCAGCTCCCCGCTGATCGCTGGGACGGCTGGCTCGCGGGCATCGCGATCAACGCGGGCACCGCATGCAACTTGACGCCCGTCTACATCCCGAATACCGGCGCCAACATCGCGCTTGCGACGGCAACGACTGTCGCGGCTGGCGCACTGAACAAGGTCCGGATCGGCCCCTTCCCGGTGCTCGGGCCATTGGCGCAGGCGAAGGGGGTTCCCAAGGGGGAGAACGTCGTGTCGGTCGGATTGACGGGGGCAAACGTCACGGCAGGGCAGACGACACAGTTGATCGGCTGGACGCTCTGGATTCGCCAGAGTCCGACGCGGACCTAGGAAGGAGCGGGCACCCATGAGCTGGCGCATGGCGCAGGCACTCGGCGCGACGGGGAAGCTCGGGCTACTCGGCGAAATCAACAACTCGGCGCCGAACCGCTCGAAGGTGTCCGATGGTGGGATCGGCGATGCGCGGCATGCGGCGGCGACGAGCGATCACAATCCGTGTCGGTGCTGCCGGGTCGTTACGGCGCGCGATTTCACGCACGACCCGAAGGGCGGATTCGACAGCTACCAGTTCGCGGAATGGCTGCGGCAGCGGGTTCTCGCTGGGGAACAGCGGGTCAAGTACGTCATCTCGAATCGGCGCATCTTCTCGGGGCAAGGCCAGGCGCACAAGGCTGGGCAGTGGCGGGCGTATCACGGGAAGAACCCGCACGCGCACCACGTCCATGTGTCGGTTCGCCACGATGCCAAGTTCCGCGATGACGCAAGCGCGTGGGGCTGGTTCCCACGGCAGGAGAAGGTATGAAGCGACCGGAAGACGACGAGCCCGAGACGAATCCGGAGGAAGACGAGGACGAGTGCGGACACGGCGATACGCCGCCGCCAAGCGAACCGACGGAATAGGGAGCGCGTATGAGTCCAGGACGGGTATTCGACGTCGTCGCGATTGTGTGTTTCGCCATCGCGGCATCGCCATGGCCCCAGCCGCCGGTCAATTTGACCGCGCTCGGCTTGGTCTTCTTCACCTTGGGACATCTGTTCCCATGAGCCGGGCACGGGGAAAACGCGGCTCGGGAGGCGGCGGCTCTACGACGCCGGGAGGGGCGATTCCCGGAAAGGCGGCACCGAAACCAAAGGTACCGTCGGCACCGTCCAGCATGCCGACGGCGCCAGACACGGAACCATCCATGCAAGCGCGGGCGATGCGTCCATCGAAGGCGATCCCGCCAGCTCCGGAAGAAAACCCCGATGCGCCGCCCGTCCCGAAGAAAGCGCCGCCATTCGTGCGGGCGTAGTTCTACTCGTTACTTGACTGCGGGATCGCATGACTTTATGACGCGCGAGCGAGGGGATTGCCACCGCTCCCCCTCCCCCCACCACACGGGTTGCCGCCGTATTGTCCGATGATACGGCGGCGACCCAGTCCGGTGCATCGGGAGCGCCTGTACGTGAAGCGCCATCTGGCGGCGCTCGAAGAAGGACTGGGGCTCCGCCCGAAACCTCAGTCAGCGCCGACTAAACCCGAGCCGCAAAAGAAGCGACATCCTACTAGCGAGAAACAGTCATCTGGTTTATAGCCCCTCCCATCCGCAAGAGGAGGGAGGACCGGATGGCAAAGGCGCCACTCGTTAGACCGCGCTTTGTGCTCGAAGACCGTCCCCGGTTAGGCTGGCGGTCGGTCTTTCTAGTCAATACGCTAGGCCAGCTTCTGACCACGGAGCCGGTCTGCGCCTACAACGTCCCGGAGCACGACTGGTTCGGCGCCTGGATCGTGGAGCAACGAGTCCCGATCGAGCTGCCGGACGTCGCTCCGTCGAAGACCGAGAAGAACGGCAAGTAAGCGGCTCGGCTGGCACCATAACGGGGGAGGTATGAGCAAGTGGACCCATCAGCTTTGTTCCGGCTGTTACCACGCACGCCAGCCGGGCCGCGCTCCACACCGCCTGATCGGCGAGCCAGCGGGCCGCTGCTGCGCTTGCGGGCTCGGCGCCGCCGACATCCCATATCGAGACAACCCGAAAGGGTATAAATACTGCGAGTACATCCATCCGGAGGACCGGGACGATGCTCACTGACAAAGACCCGCATTACCTGCTCGGGATCGAGCATTCCCGCACCGGTCATCCGCTCTACCAGTTCGCCGACGCGGAGAATCAGCGCCGCTACGAACTGGGCTACTACAAGGTCCAGGGCGTCACCGATCCCGAATCCCTGGAGCGCTTCAAGCGCTTCGGCGAGCAGATGACGGCACTCGCACAGGCGAAGCTGCAAAACGGCCCGGCGTTCGGGAGCCGCCTCTGGCAGACGCTCTACAAGCAGACCGTGTGACCCCGGATTTCGCCGAACTGTTCGCGTTCTGCGATCTGCACGCCAGCCGCTGGCAGCAGTGGCGAGCACGGCAGTGGAGTCAGAAGCCCCTGGTCGATGATCTGCTCCGGATGCTCTATTTCGATCTGGAGGGCTTCCCGATCCCGTCCGACGGCATGGTGGACCCCTGCATCGTCTGGGCACGGCTCCGGGAGCACCGCGACGTCCACGTCGCTCGCGACGATCTGCCAGACGGGTCGTGGCTCTCCACGGTCTGGCTCGGGATCGACCACTCCTTCGGCATGGGGAAGCCGCTCCTATTCGAGACCATGCGGTTCGAAGCGGAACCGCATCGGATCGCCATCTCGAACGACATCAGCGCGATGAACGTCGCGGGGCACATCGATGCCTACGCGGAGATGGAATTCCCCGATCCCTACGGGGAGCCCGGCGAGACGACGACGCAGCTCCGCTATGCGACCCGGGAAGAAGCCTGCGCCGTCCACAACGAAATCGTGCGGCGCCTCCGCATTCGGGAGGGACACTGAATGGACGGCGGGGGATGGGCAGAACGGGACGAGCTGAAAGAGCGTATCCGCGCGCTCGAATGTCAGGTCGCCTACTGGAAGGGGAAAGCCGAAGGCGCGATGGAGCGCGCGGAGATGTCCCGCGCCGTCGTGCTCCGCTGCGTCGCCGCTTCGGGAGACTTTCTCCGCGCAATGGACGTGGAACTCGATCTGGACGATCCGACGTCATCCTTGAACGCCGCAGCCGATGCGCTCGAAGAAGCCATCCTGCTCGCCCGCCAGAGCCTGCAATGACCTACTGGCCGATCGGATTCGCCATCGTGCAGTGGTTCGTCGTGCTCCCCGTCCAGGTCTATTTCGTCTGGCGCTCCTGGAAGAACTGGAAACAATCGGACAAGGACATGCTAGAGGCGCACATGATCCAGTGTACGCTGCGGCGCGCCCTGGACGATTTCCGCGCGTGGGCACTCGAACAAGGCTGCGATCTGGACCAGTTCCCGCCCGGTCCAACAGTCCAGTAGACTCGTTTTCATCCGGCGTGTAAGGAGCGCGCCGGTCGCCTTCTCTCTCTCGGGGTTGGCGTGCCTAGCGACCAGGGAATCGCCGGGAGCCGCACTCAGTGCCATGGGGAATCAGGTAAGTCCGCCGTCACGATTGGCGATAGCGACCGATCTCTACCCTTTCGGCGGCTCGATCAGGGACGTCCTAGGACCGTCGCCTACCCTCTCCCGGCGATTCCCGCTCGAATGATTGCCTACGCTTCACGGACCGGCACACGCCGGAACCTCGCCGTACTCCGCGCCGCAGGCTGGCGGCTCTTTGTCACCCCCGTCTGCCCGCGCACGGAAGGGTTCCGCTACGCGCTCGATAACGGCGCCTGGACGGCGCATTTCTCACGTATCCCATGGGACCAAGATGCCTTTCTTCGTACCGTCACGCAGCTCGGCGCAGGCGCCGATTTCCTCGTGCTCCCAGACATCGTCGGTGGCGGCAAAGCCTCCTTGAAGCGCTCGCTGACCTGGCTTCCCTATCTCTTGGGCTCGACGCGGCAGCTCCTGATTCCGGTGCAGGACGGCATGACCGTTGCCGACGTCACGCCCTACATCGGCGGCAACATCGGCATCTTCGTCGGCGGCACGACCGACTGGAAGCTCCGAACGATCGGGCAGTGGGGCGCGCTCGCGGCGCAGGAGAAATGCTACGTCCATGTGGGCCGCGTGAATACCGCGCGCCGGATCGCCCGCTGTCACGCCGCTGGCGTCCATAGCTTCGACGGTACCAGCGTGACGCGCTTCGCCTGCACCCTCCAGGAGCTGGACGACGCCCGCCGCCAAGCCGCGCTCCGCCTCTATGCCTAGCTGGCTCCCCGGCTGGTGGTGGCTCGCCTACGTCGCCACCGTCATCATCCTCGTTCTCTGGATTCGCTGGGCCGCACGTCGCTAACGGGAGGCTCCCCCCATGAAATCGATTGTGCTCTTTTCCGGTGGGATCGACTCGACGGTCGCCCTCTGTCTCGCCATCTACCGAGACGGCTTGGAGAACGTCATCCCCGTCACGATCGCCTACGGGCAACGCCATATCAACGAACTGATGTTCGCTCGCGAGATGGCAAAGGAATTGGGACTGACGCACGTCACCGCGCAGCTCGATCCCTCGCCCTGGAAGCTGACGCCCCTCGCCCGGGGCACGACCGCCTCCGGTCGCTCCCGCTACGCCATGCAGACAGGCGGCGTCTCCGATGCCTTCCTCCCCGGCAGAAACGTCTGCTTTCTCTCCCTCGCCCTCTCCTTCGCTGGCATTAACGGTGCCCGCTCCATCTGGCTCGCCGCCAACCAAGACGATGCCGCTGGATTCCCCGATTGCCGCCCCCCATTCCTCTATGCCTGGCAACAAGCCGCCTCCGCCGCCTTGGGCGACTCCATCCACCTCGAAACCCCCCTGATCGACCGAACGAAGCGCCAAGTCGTCCAGCTCGCCGTCGATATGGCGATTCCACTCGACAAGACCTGGTCCTGCTACCGCCCCGTCTTCAAAGTCACCGGTACCTCCCCCTGCGGTCGCTGCGATGCCTGCATCATCCGCCAGGACGCCATCGCGCATGCCCACCTTCCCTGAAGGCAAAGCCGCCCTCCTTCGCGCCGGGTTCCGCTTCCACGAACCCGGTCGCTGTCGCGGCACCCATTGCCAAGCCGACATCGAGTGGTACTGGACTCCCAAAGGGAAACGCATGCCCTTTAACCCCGATGGCACCCCCCATCACACCACCTGTCACGACGCCGCACAGTTCCGGACGAAAAAACCCAGACGCCAGTAAGAAAGGAGACCCGCGATGCTCAAGCCCCACGACAAGAAGCACGACGACGCCCCCGAACACGCCGAATCCGCCTCCGACGCTCCCCCCACCGATCCCACCATGACTCGCGCGCAGTTCATCCAGTCCATGCACAATTCCGTCAACGCCTACGCCGAACACTGGGACCAAGGCCGCTCCGACCCCAAACACCCCGAACCCACTACCCTCTCCGCCTGGAAAACCGACTTCGAAACCTTCTTGAACCGCCCCTGAGCAGCTCCCAACCCCCCAAATAGCCGTCTGGGCGTGATTTTCGGGTCGGATCATGCCCAGACGACTGATTCCCGCCCGATTCGCCCGAAAACACCCCATTTTCACCCCCTTAGCCCCATTTTCGACGCTGCGGGAAGGTATAGTGACCTAGAACGGCTCTAGAAGGGCAGTAAGAGCCTCAGTACGAGCCTGGAAACGACCCTAATCGAGCCTTCAAGCCTCGATTCCTGCCTCAAAACACTACACTGGGCCGCTTCTACCTTCCTAGCAGGGTCCATATGACCTGAAATTGTCTGGACGAGATGGGCTTGGGGCTAGGGCCACCCCTTGGGTCGATCGCCCCGGGGCTTTGCCTTAGCATCTGCCCGAGCCTCTGCCTGAGCGTGTGCCAGGAGATGGCAGCTCGTAAGGCATAAGCCTAGGCATTTGCTAGGGCCTTGGGACGACGGTGCCGGAAATCAGCGTTTCCCGTACTGCAGAGGCTATAGCAGCTCGGAGCGACGCACAGGCTCTGGCACGATCCTTGTCATCGTCTAAGGATGCGCCCCATCCCGTAACCTTCCATAGCAAAGCGCAAGTAACCCAGCGTAGAGCTGTTCAGAGCCGTTTCTGAGGCGAGGCAAGCCCGAGGGTTCAGCCATCCCGCCTGCGTGGCTGTACGGGCTTCTAATGCGGTCTCCCGTCTCCGAGCGGCGGGTACAGAGGCGAGGCATACGGCTCTAGAGGCTCTTGCACCTATCCGCCTCCCGATAGTGCCTACTCCGGTTGACACGGCTCCGGGTACGCTCCGAGGGTAGCGGTTTCCGAGGCTTCGTCAGACGGCGGATGGCTGTGGACCCGTCCGGACGGCTCTCGGAGTGGCTGTCGCCTTGACACAAGAGCCTCTTGCGGGTCGTAGTATGAGTGTAGTATGAACCGAGACCGAAAGGAGAGACACAGCATGTTCGAGTTTGGAATCAAGCACGCCTTCGAAAGCTACGGAACCTGGAGAGTGTACCTGCGCCATTGCGGGCGAACCGCCTTCGACTTGTACCCGGGGCACACCTTCAGCCGCCACTACATCGCCAAGGTGAAGGCGAGGGTAGCGGCATGACGTCAGGCTACTGCGACTGTGCGTGCCGCGACTGTTTCGACGTCGCCGTGGGACCCGATTGCTCGTATGCGTCGGCACTGTGCGGCGACTGCGAGGCGGCTGGCTGCGAGTCGTACCCGCTGTACGAAGACGCTGACGGCGTGCTGCCGCCTGACCATGCGACGCGCTACGCCTGCAAGCGGACCGACGACGAAAACGGCTCCGACCGCCTAGAGAAGACGGTGGAGTCGTTCACGGCGCCGGTCGCATGGCGTGAGGCATTCCAAGTCGCACGGGATGAATACCGCGACATGATCGCGGGCTACGACCCGAATGCGGGCGAAGACGGCGATTCGCTGGACCCGGACGTCTACAGTGCGCTGTCAGTCGGCGCCGACGCAATCAAGCATCTGGATGTCAGCAGTCTCGTAGACGCCACGCTCGAAGCCATGGGAACAGGCGAGGGATGCGTTGCGGGCGAGTGTCTGCAGGCGCTGTGGCTGTGGGAAGACGAGCACGGGCATGCGGCTGTGCTCGCCGTGCTCACGCGGCTGGCGGGATGACCATTCGGGTTCATTGGAACCTCCGCCGCACGGGGTTTGTCGTCTCCGTCCGGCGGAAAGTGACGGAGTATCCGGAGGCAATCTGCCTCCGGAACGAGAGAAAGGACAAACCAATGGACACAGAGACACGAATCGAACGACTGAAAGAAGCCAGAGACGAGACCGAAAGGGTATTGCTCGCCGCGTTGCAGGACATGCTCGACACGGCGCTAGCGACGGATGACCACGCATGGGCGGCAGCAATCGAGCGTGCCGGAACCGACAGACCCTGCGACAAGGCAGCCAAGGCAATCGCCTTTGTGGTCGGCGCCGGGTTTCTGGATGTCGCCAGCCATTCCTACCTCCGTGCGGCTGGACGGAAACAGGAACGGACGCGGGAGCGAGTCCGAGACGAGGTAGAGCGCTAGGAGCGTGCCGCGCTAGAGCCGACTGACGCGGCAGTCGCTTCTGTGGGCAACACGCCCGAGAGAGAAAGGAGACCGATATGAGCAAGAAGCATTTTGAATGGGCGGCACAGTACGTGCGCGCAATGGTTGCAAACGGAGAACCGGAGGCTCGCATCTTCGCGGCGCTTACCGCCTTCCGTGATTTGTTCCAGGAATTCGGACCTAGGTTCGATGAAACCCGGTTCGTCAATGCCTGTGCCACGGATGGGAAGGCGGACCGATGAACGCGGCAGACTTTGACGCCGTCTGCTACGACGGCGCCGCATACTGTCTCAGTTGCTACGACGGAGACGTGAACGACCCGGAGTGCTCGCCGATTTTCGCCGACTCGGAGTGGGATAGCTATCCCGTCTGCGACGCATGCGGCGAGGCAATCGACTATGTCTGCCTGACCACATACGGGCGGGTTCACGCCCGAGTCCGGGAACTAGCCGAGCAATACACAGACGGAGACGAAGACGCCGCCGCGTTTGGCTATGCCGCCTGGTGTGTCGATCATCACGGCGGCCAGTTCACGGATGAATACGCGGCGCCGACTGTACTGGGTATCCGGTTCGGTGCCGGGTTCCATGGACGGGCGAGCCTAGAGGGTACGGAAGCCTCCGTCTACGACGCACTATGCGACGACGAAGGATGCGACCACAGCGAAGACGAAAGGAGCGAGTGACAATGGCATTCATGGAACCCGAAATCTACAAAGGCGAGGCATACCTAGTGGACGGTCCGAACGGAACCGACTGCGTCCCGCTGGATGCGTGCGGCGACCTTGGACCCGGCGTGCCGATCGAGTCCCACAGTTACACGATCGACTGCGACGGCGTGCAAGGCGTGGGGTTTCGCTACGACGATCCCACAGACGCACAGGAGACGGCGTTGCGGGAGTTGGCAGCTCGCCTCTCGGACTACATCGAGAACAAGCCCGAGGCGGTCTGGTCGATCGAGCGCAAGAGTGGGTTTCTCGCCCGCATGTCGGCGCCCGGGTACATGGACGCCACGGAGTGGACCATGCACGATACCGAGCAAGAGGCGGCAGACTACCTCCGAGACTACTACGGAGACGACGAAGACGAGTCCGAGAGCGACTAGCGCGCAAGCGGACGGCAGTCGCGGCCCGTCCGTTTGTCGGTAGCCACTCGCTACCAGAAACCCGAGAGAGAGAAAGGACGGACAATGTCAGACGGTTACAATGGCTGGAGCAATTACGAAACCTGGAACGTCGCCTTGTGGATAGGGAACGATGAAGGCTTGTACCACATTGCGCGCGAGTCGCGCGACTATCAGGCTTTCGCCGATACCATGCGGGAACTGGGTTCCACGGAGACGCCAGACAAAGTCGCGCGGAATGATTCCGGACTCGATACGGATGAACTGGACGCCTGTATCCGCGAGCTGCGAGGCGAAGACGACGAAGACGGAGACGACGCATGACACGCAAGGAAGCCAAGGCGCAGCGGGCGGCATGGGATGCCGCCCGCATGGACGAACGAGTCGTCTCCTATCGGACGCTTGGACGCATGGTCAGCTATCCCACAATCGCTGCACGGGATGCCGCGCTCACGGCTGCTGCCGCCGAAGGCATTCCCGCGATCATCGTGCCGCGTCCGGGAGAAGAATAATGCGCCCGCTACTCTTGCTCTTGCTGGCTGTCACGCCCGCGTGGGCACTAGACTTTGAGTGGCCCCCGATCGCTCCCACAGTCGAATCGCGGCAGCGGGATATCGAGACGCAGCAAGACCGCCAGCGATGGGAACTGAACGAGCAGCAGGACCGACTACAGCAGCAGCAACGCCAATTGGACGAACAGCAAGACCAGCTCCGCCGTCTTGAGCGAGAGCGAGAGGACTAGACCATGCTGCTACTCATATGCGTAGGCGTGGCAGTCGTCTTCGTCCTGCCGCTACTGAATACGCTCTGGGAAGAACTGTTCTTCCCAAGCCCACATAAGCGCCGTGAACCGACGCGCCGATGGTCGTGGAAACCCAGCGATCTAGTGGACCCGGCACAATGGTCCAGCTCGCCCGAAACCGGACGCTGGCGCTATACCCTCATGGTCTATGCGATCTTACTAGCCGTCGTGGTGTCGGCAATCCTCCGGAGGTGGTAATGGAACCGTCCTACGGGTATACTACAGAGCGCATGGAACGCACCTTTGCAGACGGAACCCCAGTCGCGATCGGAGTCCGGGTCTTTCGGACGCATGCCCACGACGGCAGTCGGCACGCCGGAAAGCGCCGTGGACCGATGCTCACCGTTGCGGCGCTCCGCCACCACGAACCGAAGGACGGGCCGCGCGAGTCGCATGCGATAGCCGTTCTGCGCCACTCCCACACGAAGACGCCAGCCGGGACGGAGTTTGTCTGGAACCTTCGCCGTGCCTTCGGGCGCCAGCCGGATACCCGCAAGACGAAGGCAAGCCGGGTGACGGTCCGAGACCAGACGGTCTCGTCTATCCGGCTCCCGCAAGAGTTGCGCGACCGGCTAGCGCTCCGGGGAGACGAGATTACGGTGGTCATCCGCCGCGACGTCGATCGCCTCTATGACATGCTAGACCGGGTCCGGGAAACGATCGTCTTTCCGGCTGGCACGCTTGCCGAGCTGGCGAAAGCCTGGACTCTCGCCGCGCCACCTCCGCCACACAATAATCTCCCGCCACAGTATTTCATCCCTGTGGTGGTCGAAGCCTGCAAGCGTCTCGCAACGCCGGAAGCTTTTCTGCTTTCCGAGCTGGTGCGGGCGTGGAACCCAATCGAAGCCTTGGCTGTCCAGGACGCCGTCGAGCGTTGGGCGCCCGAGACGACGGAGACGGATCGTCTCCGCAACGCCGGACTCCGCGAAGCGGCGCCCGAGAAGCCCCGAAAGGTCGCGTCCAAATGAGCCCCACATTCAATTCCGAAATCACGACCCTGAGCCCCACATACAAATGCCGCGTCGCCGAACCGATGGTCGTTGCCGACAACGCCGCCGTTGCGTACCTCGCTAGCTTGTCGCAAAACTCGAGAATCACGCAGCGGAAAGCGCTTGGCACGATCGCGCAGATCGTGTGGGGACCGGGGGCAGACCCAGCGGTTGTCCCGTGGCATACGGCAAGCTACGCGCACGGACAGGCGCTTCGTCAGATGTTAGCTGGACACTACGCGCCCGCTACGACAAACCGGCTCCTTGCCGCGTGGCGCGGCGTGCTCAAAGCGGCTTGGAGGCTCGGGCAGATGGAAGACCAGGACTATCTCCGCGCGATTGACGTGAAGGATGTCCGCTTGAGCGGCGAGCTGCGTGGTCGCGCGCTCTCGACGGACGAACGCAATGCGCTGTTCGAGCACTGTCTGGCGGACACCCGCCAGCTCGGACTCCGGGACGGCGCGCTGCTGGCCCTACTCTACGCCTGCGGTCTCCGCCGCGCGGAGGCGTCTGCGCTCAATACGAGCGATCTGACGCAGGACGGCGTCCGGGTAAGGGGGAAGGGCGGCAAGGTCCGGATCGTGCCTGTACCGCCTCGCTACGCGCAATTTCTGGTATCCTACCTGGCGGCACTGACGGAGTCCGGCGCGCTCCTGCGTTCGATCGATAAGCGGACCGGGCACCTCACGCGGTGCCGAATTGGCACGGAGGGGATCGCCAAGGCGCTCCGCGCCCGAATCGTCGCTGCCGGGATCGCGGTCGCGACCCCACATGATCTGCGCCGCAGCTACATTACCGATCTGCTGGACCATGGCGTGGACCCGCTCACCGTTGCTGGGTTGGCGGGCCACTCGCAGATCGATACCACGCGGCGCTACGATCGCCGCTCGCACGCGACCCGCGTTCACGCGGTGTCTACCTTGGGGGACGAATGACCCTGGAACTAATCGTGTCCGTTGTCGGTTTCACACTCCAGATCGCGGGACTCGCGTACATCGCGCGGATTCTCCACGTCATGCGGAACGAGGTGTCTCCGGGCGAGGCGGCGATCTTCCTGGAGATGAAGCGGCTGCTGAACGAGCCCAAGGCGTAGGTCAGTTCCCAAAGAGCGAGGACTGCGTCAGTGTGCCCCGGATGGCGCGGTCCACGCAGTAGCCGTGCGCCCATCGGGCCGCGCGTTCCGGCAGCGAGACGCCGTGCCCGCCGCCCCCTTCGCGGCGCATGACCCAACCGCTGGTCCACTGGTAGACGCCTGGTGCGTCGGCGTCGAGTCCTTGCCCGCAGAAATCACACTGCGCCTGTCGGTGCGCGGGAATTGCCACCACCACCACCTCCCCCCGGGCTAACTCAGTCTGCGGCTCGTCTCGCGTTCGTACTCCATCGCTGTGTGGAGCGCCGACGCATCCATGCGCGTAATCAGCCACGCGGCGGCAGCTCGCAGCACCGCACCGGCATGCACACACACCTCCGTCGTGACCCACCACGGCTCATAGTCCTGGTCGTCGTTCACAGTGACGCACGCGAGTCCCACAAGCTTTCCGTTCCGTGCGTCGGTGAGCATCAGTTCGAGTCGCGCGATCAGTTCCGCGCGAGCTGCATCTTCCTGTTCTTCGGGCAGTGGGTTATTCATGGGGATGTCCGTGCTCATCCTGTGGTCGTGGTCGGCGCGGCGGTCGTGCTCGTACTGGTGGTCGTGGTCGTGGTACTCGTCGTGGTGCTCGTCGTGGTGCTGGTGGTCGTACTCGCCACGTTCACCACGCGCGCCGTCGCGGATGCCGGTCCGCAACCTGCTTGCGCCGGGCCGCACATCACCTCCGTCGGCAATGCCCACGCTCGCGTAGCGAGCACTAGGAGTACCATCACGAACATGCATACACCGCTTGCACGGTGCAGCCAGTGCAGACGGTCACATTCGTCCGGTAGCGGCACATGGGATAGAGCATGGAGATAGCTAGCGACGTGGTCGTACTTGTTAATGCCATGTCGGAGCTGGCGACCTTCGCCCAGCTTGCGCCGCTGTTGCAGCTCGTCTCCACGATCACCGTCGCACCGGTGCCTGCGGTCATCGTGGTTTGGATCACCAGCGCAAGCGATTTCCCCTGGACGACGAGCGCGTCCGCACTCGCGCCGGTCGTTGTCTGCGTCGCGAATGATCCGGAGGGGCATCCCTTATTCGCCGCCAGCACCGGCGTCGTGAGCAGGAGCGCCGCGAGTATCCATCGCGTCATCATGGTTTCCTCCCCTTGGTAGACAGCTATGCCATTGCTCCGCCATCGCTCGCGCGATGCCGACATAGGTTCGACTGCGTTCGCGCTCGCGCCGATGCGATGGTCCCTCACGATGCACCCGTGCGAACCGAGGTGTCCGCTCCTGAACGGGACCGATCGGAGATGGCGCACTCCGGCGTTGGTCAGGTACGTGCAAGGGGGATGCGCGATCACCAGATCGTAGCCAGCCCAGTCGAAGGACAGGCAGTCGCCTTGCAGATGCGGTCCGGGATTCTCCGTCGGCAGCAGATCACATGACACGGCATCATGTCCGAGCGCGCGGAAGGCATCACGTACACGTCCACTGAATTCGCAGAGCACCGCGACGCGCGCCATCAGTGATCCCATCGGCGATCGGACGCCGGGAGATAGCGGATCGAGAACCCACGGATGCGGAACGGCGCGACCGTCGCGCCCATCTGGAAGCGGAAGCGGAAGAACTTGCCGCGCAAGCGCACGGGCAGCTCGGAGAGTCCGTTCGTGAGCGTGCCGAGCTTCGTCCAGGTCAGCGGCGTGGTGGCGTCTTCCTGCCAGTATGGCGACGCGGTCGGTCCGAGATGGTTCCGGACTGCCGCGTAGACGTCGAGCGACGTGCCTTCCCAATCGAGCTTCAGGCGGTCCACATAGGACTGCCACGTCGGCGGGTCGGTCTGCTGGGCGCCGAAACAGAAATCCTTGGTGTCCACATAGGCGTCTGGCTCTGGCGTGTTCAGATCGAACTGCGACCAGACAGCGCCCGTGTCCGCGTTCATCACGGTATGCACGGTCGCACGCGGCGCGTCCGTCATCGTCCCGGCGAACAGCAGGAACGGTGCCTGGAACTGCACGCTCCCGTGGAGCGCCATACGCGGCAAGGACGGCGTGAACGGCAAGCGGTGCCGCCACACGGCTTGCGTCCGGAGCTTCATGCAGACGACGTAGTTGACGGCAAGATTCGTGACGACGGCGGCGTCGTTCGCTGGATCGGAGATGACGTTGATTCCGGTCCCCGCCGCCTGCGGATCGATGTTCGCCATGAGATACGGCGTGATCTGCGGCGCCAGCAGGTTGCCGGACACATCGGAGAGTCCGCCCTGCGTCATGTAGATCAGTCCAGCCGGTGTCAGTGTCCCTTCGCCGAGTCCGCCCCGGCTCTGCACCCGATCCACCGTGAACGGCGGAATCTGTCGCGTCGTCTGACCGATGCTCAGTCCCCGCTGCATGATGATCGCGAAGCCGCCCGTCACCGGAGCGAGCCCGATGATCGGACCGCCGCCATCCGCCTGAAAGAAATCCGCCGAGTTGGAAATGTCAGGCGTCCAGGTCGCGAGCGGCGCCGCGCCGCCGTCGGACACCTTGACCGTGCGGCCCCCGGTCCCTGCCGGGACATCCGTGCCCCGCAGATTGCCGATGATCGCGTGTCCGCCTGCGGCGCACGCATGGTACCCGCAGATGTTCGGAATCGCGTAGATGTATCCGTCGCCGATGTACTTAAACGCACCATTCAGCGTCGGACCAGCCGGGACGCCCGTGATGACCAGTTGGTTCGCGGCGACTGCGCTCGTCGTCATCGGCGGCGGCATGATGCCGTCCACGTCCACGTCCACGCTGCCGCCCGTGATCCCGAGTAGCGGACTCACGGTCGGTGTCACCGGAGGCGTGCTCCAAATGAGCTGAATCTGGTAGACCTTGTCGATCGTCGTCGCGCCCGTCGGATAGGCGAACAGCAGCATGCCTCCCGGTTGCGCGAGCATTAGGTCCGGTACCCAGCCAGCGGCTGTGTGTCCTGCAGGCAACCAGTCGGACGCCTTCAAGTAGACCTGCCATGCAGGCGCCGTGACCGCCTGGTCGCCATCCGGCATGACAGCATGACAGTTCGTCCAGTGGCTGTCATCGATCCGTGCCGGATCGGCGGCGACGTTCATGCCGCCGCCGAAGGACGGGACAGGATACCACTGGAACGCCATCAGGCGAGCTTGCCTACGATCACGAAGGCGTCCAGGAGCGTGCGACGGGCGGCCCGAGCATCGGCCAGGCACCCGGGGCAAGGAACCAGAAGTCCGGGGCTTTTCTTCCGTCGAAATGAAACGTACCCGCCGCACGCAAGGCAGCGCCCGTTGACGCTGTAGACGCGGCGCTCGTCGTCGGTTGCGCCCATGCGACTTAGCGCCTGCGGTCCCCAGTTCATCCGCAACGCCTTGTCGAGTAGCTGCGTCGGTCGTTGCTTGGTCCGCACGGCGGCGTCGAGCACGGCCATATACATGACCTGACTCACATCCGGGTAGCGCCACTCAGGGGGAAAGTTGGCGCCGAGCCGCTGCAGCTTCCGAATCTGGTTCACGGTCGAGTGCGCGTACTCCGCCAGCTCGCGCATCCGGTTCGTGCGAATCTCGTCCGGGCAATCCTCCAGGCAGTTCCGCACCAGATCAGCCGCCGCCCAGAAGCCTGCGCGCTGCCCGTTTAGGGCATTGACGAAGGACTGCGTCACTTCTTCCCAGCTCTCCGCCATGCTAGAAATTCTGTGAGCGTCCATATGCCGCGATCAGGAGTGCATCGGCGATCCCGGTGGAGGATTTCGGTCCCAAGTCCACGGTCGGAAACATCTGGGACGCGACGACGCGGCTCTCGCCCTTCTTCGTGCGGAGCAAGCCCGCGAAGCGTTTCCAAGCGATCGGGGCTACGAGGCGCGTCGGAACGCCCAATCCGGTGCAGAGTCCTTCCCACAGACCCGAGCCCCGCATGAGCGTTCCGACACTCACCACTCCTTCCCCCGGCAGTGCATGAACGTACTCGATCACTGCCACCACATGCGCCTCGCTCGTACCATCCGGTGACTGGCTCACCGTGGCATGAGCTATCAGCTCGCAGAGCACGCGGCGCATATCGCCTGGTGCGTACTGCAAGCGCTTCTTCATCGACACTTTGACGATCGGCGTCGTGGAGACGAAGACGGCGCCGTTGCCGTTCGTAGGGACGAGCGCGAGCCCGCCGTGCAGACCCGGATCGATCCCGAGATACCATGTCATGTCGCGCACACTCCGCAGGAGAACAGTGAGCCCTGACGCGGATCGACGTCATCGATCGGCGCCTCGCCGAGCGGTTTGAGCGACGCATGCACGTACACGTCGCCGCGCCGTCCCCCGCTTTTCCGCACGGCGGCATCGAAGCCGACGGCGTCCTGCCACTCCGCCGGACTCTCGTCCCGGAGCTGGCGCCATTCGGCATTGGAACGGAACGGACAGCCGATGCAGGCGCTGCGTGGGAAGCGGCGCTCTGCATACGTCTCCCGTAGCCACTTGAGACAATCCATCCGGCGCCACGCGGGTTTCAAATCGAAGACCAAGGGGAAGCGGAACTTGATCCAGTAGTCGCGGGACATGCGGAGCCGATGCGTCTCGTCCGCCGAGATGCCGATCCACTGCTCGACCAGTACCTTGTCGCCTACGCGCTCGCCTTTCTCGAGCCCAGCTAGCTTGCGAACGAGCTTGCGGATCGGCTGTAGCTTGTACTCCAGCGTGCATTGCGGCCGGATCATTCCGTGCTGCCCCGTCTTGTTCCGAGGGTCCACGAAGAACGCCATGGCGACCCAGCGATGCCCATCGCCTTTGTGTCCACGCACACGCGACCGGAGCGCATCGGCACGGATGTTCCCCTTCGTCACGCGGTAGACTGGAATGCCGCCACGCTCTGAGACATCCGCGAGCCACGCTAGATGCTCGTAGACGGCGCGCGGTTCCCATCCCGTGTCGGCGAAGATCGCGGCGTCGAGACGCGGCAGCATGCCGTGAAGGGACAGCAACAGGAGCGTGGACGATTGCACGCCCGCTCCGAGGGAGAGCACTCGCAACGTGCGGGGAGTCACGACATCCGCCATCGGCGGCGCGGTCCTTGCCATGCAAATCAAAACGACGCTAGGGGGTTCACGTCTCGTCGGTGCTCGGGCGGCGGACGAGCTTTGTTGGCGTTTTGTTCGCGCGAACACGCTCCTGCTCACGTTTCCACCAGGCGGTCTTCCGCCAGCAGTTCCGGTAGCGGAGCACCGCTCGCGTTTCTTCCATGTGCAGCGTGCAGTGGTAGCCGGGGCATCCCTCGCCCCGGTAGTGCTCGGGATCGTTCGTCGCGTACTTGCAGTCGCCCCGCGTGCAGCAGTCCGCCCAGCGTTGCGCCCGCTTCCAGTCCCGCTCCTGGTGGCTATCGAGCTGCATGGCTTCCCCTCCCGGCGAAACTCTCCGCGTTCCGACACCAGCCACGCCACGCCGCATCCCAGCTCGCATAGCGCCGGTCGTGCGCGAGTGCTGAGTCCTTGAACTTGTTCCACTCCGTAGCCGGATCGAGCCCGAAGCATCGCGCCATCTCGCGGCGTTCCTCCGTGAGCTTGAAATCATCGGGCCAGGAACGCGCGGGGGAGCGCCGCTTGGCGGCGCGTTTCGGTTCCCCCGGACCCCCTCCCATTCCTGCTAGAGGCGGTTGAATACTATCCGGAAGAACATCCGGAGAAGACAATACAGGGGAAGGGGAAGGGGGTCGTTGTACTTGCGGCGAACTTCGCGCGTTGTTCGCAGCATGTTCGCGCGAACGAAGCTCCCGCATTCGGGTCGCGGCAGCGGCCCGTTTCGCCAGGACGTGGTCGCGTGGAAAGTTGTAGTCCAGGTAATCGTGGATACGGAAACCGACGTCTGTTTCTTCCCACAAGCCATGTGAAACCAGAGCGCGGGCCGCGTCCCAGCCGCGTTCGTCGCCAGCGATCAGCATCGACACGGCGCCGTTCGAGAGCACGCCGTCGGTCAGGTTCTGCCCGCAGTACGCGAGTCCCCGTGCGTACAAGCCAGTCGCTGCGAGTCCGACGGCGAGTATCTTGGGGTTCGCGTAGAAGGCGTCGTCCAAGGCAACCCAGCTCATGGTGTCGCGTGGTACCCGCCGTGGAGCTGGCGCGGTTGCTGCGCCGTCGCGTGCATGTGGCTCGGGCTCCGTGCCGGGCGCCAGCCGCGTTGCTCCAGGCGCTTCCTGACCGCGTCTGGATCGAGCCCGAAGGTTTCGCAGATGGGGACGAACGAGAAGGGCCATTCCCGATCGTCCGACCGAAACCATTGGATCAGGTCGCCCCGGGCGCGCTTGACCCTCCAGTGCTCTCTCCGGGCCACCTGGAGCGTGACCACTGCCGGGAATCCGTCGGCGATCTGGAGCGACCCAGCAAAGAGCCGCAAGTCTCGGATCGCCATCTCCAGGACAGCGAGCATCAGCGCTCGCTCCCCCTGTGCTGGCATGTCCCGGACGCCGCTGAACTGCCCGGGGAGCACGATGTCAGGCTCTAACAGGTCCGGTCGTGGTCCTGGTCGCCGCCGTTGTCCGACCGCCGCCAGCCTACAAACGACCCGCCGCATCCCCACCTCCCTGTTCTCACGGGCTCTCTCGCTAAGTGCCCGGAACATACGGCGCTAACGGTTATACCTTCTGACCGGTGGTTAGATGGTCGGAAGGACCGATCGCGGAAACCCGCACTGGGCGCGGGTTTGCGCGCTGTTCTCACGCTGTTCTCACCAGAACCCCCAAATATGAGAACGAACGTGAGAAAATCCCCACGAATGGGGAGGAACCTGCTATAGCAGGCGGGCGCTAGAGGCGCGTAACTACTGGGAAAACCGAGTGCGCCCAGACGGATTCGAACCGCCGACCTTCTGATTCGTAGTCGTAAGGTGACGGGGGCGGAAACGCTTGTGCGTTCAGCTACTTGCGAGGCGTCAGTTCGCCCCGTTCTCACGCCCGTTCTCATGGGCGGACCCGTTCACCAGTAGTTCGAGGCGATCGGCAGCATCCGGGTCGCTGATCCGGATCGTCTTCGCGTAGAGCATCGTGGTCGCGATCGAGGCGTGCCCGAGCTGCTGCTGGACCCACTGGACCACGTTCACGTTGCGCGCATGCGTGAGATGCAGGCAGGCGAACGTGTGCCGCAGGCTGTGCGCGGAGAAGCCCTGGTCGGCGAGTCCCGCCTTCGCGAGTACCCAGCCGAATTCCGCCTGCACGTTGCGCTGCCCGTAGGGCGTCCCGTTCCGCGTGACGAAGACCCACGGCGGCGGCTTGGGCCAGCCGCGCTTTAGGACGAGCGCGGGGCGCGCGGCGATGATCTTCTCGAACGCCTTGCGGAGCCGGTTCGTCACGTCCACGGTGCGCGCCCGCTTGCCCTTCGTCCCGGATGGTATCTTGCCGGTCTCGGAGAGCTTCCGCTGCACCCGCATGCTGTTCTGCGAAAGCGACAGGTCTGTCAACCAGAGTCCCCGCCACTCGCCGATCCGGAGTCCGGCGTCGAGTCCTGTCAGGAACTGGACGTAGAGCGGCGACGCCTTCGCGGCGAACAGGAAGCGGTTCGCCTGTTCTTCGGTGAATGCCTTCCGCACCTCGTCGGCATCAGTCCCCGCAATCAGCTTCCGGATGCTCTTGGTCTTCACGGCGAGCGGGTTCAGCGAGAGCAGTTCGTCGTCCACGGCTTCCGACAGCATGGACGACATCGTCGCCCACATGATCCGGATCGAGTCGCCGCTGTAGCCCTCCAAGCGCTTCGCCGTCAGCAGAGCCTTCATGTGCCCCACGCGGAAATCGACGGGCCGCATTGATCCGATCGACGTCCCGTCCACGCGAAACTCCAAGATGTGCCGCTCCAGCGTGTCCGTGTACGAGCGGACGGTCTTCGGCGCGAGCACGACGGGGATCACATCGGCAACCCAGTGCGCCGCATAGGCTCGGAGCGTCTTCGCCTTCTCGACAGATACCGTCGGCTGGAGCGACGCCTGCTGTGCGAGCTGGCCGGACGCGAGCCACTTTGCTGCCGCGTCTTCGCTCTCGAAGGCTTTCTGCTTGCGCTTCCCGTAGGGGTCGCGCCACTCGACTATGGGCGTGACCCGTCCCCTGATCGTCTTCGAACTAACGCGACCGAATGCCATCGAACGGCTACCCTCCGGTGCGCTTCCTTCGCCGCAGCGGGCGTCCGTTCCCGTTCTGGACGGGCGGCGTGATCCCACGGCGGGCTTTCGGAAGCGGCACTGGAGGTGGACTATACTCGTCTGCCGGGGCGCCACGCCAGTTCCGGCGCTTCCACGCCGCCAGCTCGGTTGGCTCGATCCGCTTCGCCTTCTGGCTGGGACCGGTCCAGTTGAGCCGACGGGGGTCGCCGGGCTTGAGCCGCATCAGGACTTTGACGCGGCTCTCAGGCAGATGCAGGGCGATTGCGGCTTCTGCAGGCGTGAGCAGACGATCCACCGGTAAGAGCATACGGCGTCCCCCAACCAGAGGAAGGCAATCAGGAGGAAGAACTACGCTTATGCACCTGTCACATGGCGACAGTCAAGCCACTTGCCCGTAACTAGAAAGCCGCGACTCCGTCGTCAGAAAAAATTTGACTCATTCTCAATCGCAGCGTAGGGCGCCCCATGCTCGATTACATGAAGAACCGGAAAACGGTTCTTCACGACTGGTACATCGAAACGCGCCGGGCCGATGGTCTGGACGTCATCGCATGTCGTCGGTGTGGCACCCGGGAGACCCGGTGGTCAAGCCCCGATGACGGCTACCATTCGCCCCAAGATGACTGGTGGGGGTACGACACATGGAAGACGGACCCGGATCGACCATGACGGGGCAAATTGTCCCAGTCGGCTACGAGCCCGAGCTGGTACCGACGATGGTATCTGACATCGCGTCAGCGAAGGCACGCTTGCAGGAACTGCAAGCATTCGTCCGTGAGGTGATGGTGGAGGGGGAGGATTACGGGACGATTCCCGGGACCGACAAGCCCGCCCTCTACAAACCCGGCGCCGAGAAGCTATGCGAAATCTACGGGTTGAGTCAGGAACCCAAGGTCGTGACCCGGATCGAAGACTGGGACAAGCCCTTCTTCCACTACGAGGTGCGGTGCGATCTGGTCTCGAAGCGCACGGGCCGCGTGATCGGCTCGGGATTCGGTTCCTGCAACTCCCATGAGAGCCGGTACCGCTGGCGCATGGCGGACCGGAAATGCCCGGTCTGCGGACGCGAATCGATCATCCGAGGCAAAGAGGAATTCGGCGGCGGCTGGCTCTGTTTCCGCAAGCGCGGCGGCTGTGGTGCCAAGTTCAACGACGACGATCCGGTCATTCTCGATCAGCTCGTCGGTCGTGTTGAGAACGAAGATATTTGCACGCTGGTTAATACGTTCTTGAAGATGGCGAAGAAGCGCGCCGTTGTAGATGGCGTACTCAGCGTGACGCGCAGCTCAGGATTGTTCACGCAGGACGTCGAAGATTTCGATGGCGGCGACACGGACAAGCCGAAGAATTCGCCGCCGCAATCCTCGAGCCGGGGCACGAGAAGCCTGACAGATGCCCAGCGAGCTATCATAGTACGCCA